TAACAATAACTAACAATAACTAACAATAACTAACAATAACTAACAATAACTAACAATAACTAACAATAACTAACAATAACTAACAATAACTAACAATAACTAACAATAACTAACAATAACTAACAATAACTAACAATCACTAACAATCACTAACAATCAATTAATGGAGAGTTTATGTTTTTCCAGCAAATCCAAAAACGCCGTAATCCATTCCTACAAGTCTTTGTATTACTTACATCCCAGTTATAACAATGACAGATGCGTAAAAATGTATAAATAGTATAAGTGTCATAAAACACTGTTTTTCAACCCTTTTCACATTTTCTTAGTGGGGAAGTAGCATCTAACTCCCTATGAATTATCTATCCTAAATTAGATGTTTTAGTAAGATATTACGTGCTCCATTATAATCCCTATCAAGTTCTAAATGACACTCATTACATTTATAAGTCTTATTACTATTCAAGTCAGTTTTAATATACCCGCAACGACCACAGGATTTACTTGTATAGCTTTCATCTACTATATAGAGTTTAGTATTACGAATACTACATAATGATTTTAATTTTATTAGGAATTTATCAAAGGATAAATAATTCATAATACGAGATGTTATAGAATTTATAACCCTATTTATTAATTTAGGTTCATCATTCTTTTTATTATCCCATTTCCTCACTAGCTTCTTTACAGGTAGTTGAGGGACCAATATATTATTATAATTCTTGGTAAGATAGCTAGATAATTGATTATGCATATTATCTACTATATTTGATATCTTTTTATATTTTTTAAGTTTTTTTTTTTTATTAGTTTTACGTCTTTTATAATTATTAACTTTATCATTTATAATAGTCTCATGATTATCAATTTGTTTAATAATCGTTTCTATTTTATGTTTTACAACACTTCCAGCTTCTAATATAATACCTGATGGGTCATAACATGTTTGAAAAGTCCTAACACCAGGGTCTAGACTTATAATATGTGATTTATTTTCAAAAGTTTCTTTTTTTATTTTCTTAGTCATTATTAAATAATATTTACTATCTTTAGATTTATAAATTTTAAAAAAACATTTATCTTTAGTATAATGTTCATTGATAACTTTCATACTTTTTTTTGTTAATAATAATTGACACCATGTATTAGTTATACTTTGTTTTAATTTTTTTTGTTCCTTTCTGTCTTTTTCAATACTATCTCTATATTCTGATAATATTCCATTTTTACAAATGTTAATATTAGATTTATTAATATCTAAGAAATCAAAAGGTAAGTCAAATTGTTTAACTTCAAATTGTTGTTTTACAATTCTTTCTTTTAATTCAAAATGTGTTTTAGAACCATTTACTACACTAGATACATTAGTTTTATAAGCTATTATAGCATGTTCTATAGCTTCATTTTTTAAATCATAAGGAACATTTTTAAATTTTTTCAGATAATCATCTTTTAATATTTTTTCTTTATCAATTGGTAATACCTTCCTAAATTCAATTGTGCTAATATTTAATTTCCAATGTATAGTATGATTTATATGGTCTTCACAGTGCCATGAGTTTTCATATTTATTATTTTTACAATTATTATTAATACAAGTTAAAGAGTTTATAAACTCATTTTTCCTATCGCTATATCTTTTATTAATTTCTTTAATAGCAAGATTATAAAAAGTATCATATGCTTCAAAACATAATCTAAAAAAGCTTATAGTTCTTTTATCTGTAAATTTAATTCTAAATTTTCTACACCTTAAAATTTGTTTAACATCTATTTTTATCTCAGTATCATCAGTTGCTTGTTTCTTGGGCACTCTTAGTTTCTTTATACTTTCTACTTCCGTAGTATCTGGCTGTAAAGACTGTAATAATTTCCATGAGGTCGTCTGTGAGTTCATTACCAGTGTCTCCTTCTGCATGTTCTTCATTTTCCAAGCTTGTAAGGACAGCCCCGAATTCTGTAAAGAGCCATTGGAAGAAGTCAAAGGAAAATCTTGTAAATCTGTCTTTATGGGCAACCACAACTTCTTTGATATCTCCTTTAAACAAGGATTGAAGAATGGCTTTAAAGTTGGTTCTTTTATAATTGATTCCTGAACCGATATCTGATTTAAGGATGGCATTTGGGTATTTGAGTTTAAGATAGTCTTCTTGTCTTTTAAGGTCTCCTGATTGTTTTTTAGATGAGACTCTGGCATAGATAATTGTATATCTTCCTGTGTTTTTATTATTAGCTTTTTTCTTTTCAGAATTAATCCAGTATTTATAACGTCCGGATGGTTGTTGCTGACTTCTAATTTTTCCATTATCTGACCATGCTCTGAGAGTTGGTGAGGTAATGGAATAATATTCTTTGGCTTTTTGAGCTTTGACCCAAGGCATGACATATTATTATTTAGCTCTTACTTATATATGATATATATATTTTTAAATTAAAAAAAATGTAAAATAATAAAAATCTTAAAATATGAGAATGTATGTAGTGTAACATATTTATACATTTTATACATTTTTATTGAACAGTCTGCATTTAAAATAGGGTCTTTTATAAGTTTAAACTGAAAACCATTTCTTGTTAAAACGTTTTCAATGTACTCTGGCGATGGACGAATTCCTTTATTATTAAAAGCCTGGTCGCAACCTTTTTCAACTGTTGAAATATAAAAGTCTTTATCATTTGAATCAACAACCTCTGTTTCTAGCAATAAAACATCGCATTTTTGAGAAACCTTTTCTAAATGTATATCAATTTCACTTAAATGATAGAGTAAACCCCAATGTAAAATTATGTCATATTTCTCATCAATATTGTCTTTATCACCATCAATTAGCAATGTTTTAATATGAGGATATCTTCTTGATACAACATCTAAATGTTCCTTTCTAATATCACTACTCGTTACAATAGAGCCTAAATCATGAAACATGTTTCCAATATCAGCATATCCACACCCTAATTCCAATAGTGTTTTTAGTTTGAAATAGTCGGGAGAAATGTATTTTTTAATGCCATTCATCCTTGAAATTCTCCAACCATTATAATGTCCAGAAAACATTCTAGAATCTATATTAGTTTTTAGTTTTAGTAATCTATATATATATTAGTTTTTAGTTTTAGTTTTAGTTTTAGTTTATATAATCTATATATTAGTTTTATATTTTATGTAAAAAACACGAAATTATAAAAACACGTCTATTTTCAATATTGAATCTTATTATAAATTCTGTGAGGCTTTAGCCTCACTAGCTTTTAGTTAAGTTTTGGCAAAACTTAAATGAAATAAGGACTACTAGAAAAGATAACCTCTTTAACATCTGGAACTGCAAATGATAATGCTTCAATAATAAAATTTTTCATATCATCTAGCTTGCCAAATTCACGTAGAAACCCTTTATCATAAAGGCGATATATTTCCAAATCCTCTACAATATCGACCTTATTAATAATACATATATTGCAATTATTAATTTGCAATCCTTCTATCATTGCATCTAGATTCAAATAATTGCATTGACGGCGACGTCCAGTAGTACTGCCAAATTCGTGTCCGTGGTCTCCAATTCTCATCAAGTCATCATCACCAGCCGGTTGAAATGCCATTGTCCCAACATATGTATCGTATATCTTTGCAATTCCATATACATTACGGAGTGATTTTAATGGAAACCCGGTATTCACTGCACCTGCAAGCGTGCATGTTGAACTGGTACAATATGGATAATGACCACACCAATTTATATCCAGTTCAAAACCCTGAGAACCCTGCATAAGAACTCCCCTAACTTTATTCTTAACAAAATCGGTAGACCAGAATTTGCGCATATCAACAACTTGAATACCCATATTTTCAAATTCATTGGCATAGTCCTCAACGCGTTTTCCAATACGTAGCATTTTATTTGAATAAGTAGGAGCAATACCGCTTCCAGTAGTTCCTACTAAGTTATTTGCACGGTCATAATTAATATTATCTTCTGTAATAATATGACAGGCTTTGCTTACAAATAGTCGCCCTGTAATATCTATTCCATATGATTTGACATATTCCAATTCTTTTTTAAGTTTTTCAATGTCAATAACACAATCGCTAGATATAAGATTGAATACATCTGGCTTTGCCATGCCAATTGGGAGCATATGGAGAACCATTTTACGGTAGGTTGGGGAATTGGATGAGGAGGATGATGAATTATTATTTTCAGGAGGAGTTTCAATGTATATTGTATTACCAGCATTTGGTCCGCCATTAAATTTTACACATAGATTGTGGGAATGTTTTTTGAGGAGGTCATATGAACAAATACCTTTTGCTTCGTCACCATAGGAAATGCCTAGAACTGCATCAGTAAACTCAATATTATTCATTTTAAAATTTATAAAATTTATTAATTTTTGAATTATTTTGAATTATTATTAATAACATAAACTTATATATTTAAGCTCAATTAAAAACGAAAAACGAAAAACGAAAAACGAAAAACGAAAAACGAAAAACGAAAAACGAAAAACGAAAAACGAAAAATGAAAAATGAAAACTCAAATTAATTTCTAATTTCTATTCACAAAAATATCTATACATACCATATCCAGCAGGAGGTAGATTTTTGCATTTTTCCCATCCATATTTTAGACACCTTTTATAAGCCCAATTTACTGGTGTTCCTCTAACTGATTTATCCTTATATTTTTTGCTACATAATTCTTTAATTGAATGTGAATTACTAGATTTTTTAGTTTTATTTTTTTTTGATTTATTTTGTTTTGTTTTATTTTTTTTTGTTTTATTTTTTTTTGATAAAGATTTAAACATTTTTGATAAAGATTTAAACATTTTTTAATTACTAAATTATTTATTATTATTATTAAGAAATATATTTATTTGAAATATGACTAATTACTAAACACTAATTACTAATACTCTCAATAATTGCATTTGACTCTTTAATCTCTTTTTCCTTTTCACCAGTATTCTTTCGTTCCCAAGCTTTTACTACACCATTATAATATGTTTTCGATAATTTCACACTATTTCTATCAATAAAATTATGGAATATCATATCCCATTTATCTTGCCAAGACATATTACCAGATTCTAGTTTTTTTTTTCGATAATTTCCCATTTTCATAATATATCCAGAACCAGATATATATGGTTTTCGCATTGTCATTCCCCCATCAGCCCACAAAGTCATACTATAAACATTACCAATCATAACCCAATCATAGCTATCTAGACTAAATTCCATGAACCATTTATAAACATCGTCGGGATGGATACCTACTAAATTCATGAAATTCCCAATAACCATCAACCTTAATATATGGTGAATATATCCATCATTAATAGCCATTTTTATTGCGTCATCTACGGGTTTAATACCTGTGGTTGCATTATACCAGGATTCGCCCAATTGACGGTCATTACCAAAATGATTACTTTTGCGCATAGTTTCACCTGCATATTGATATATATATCTTTGATATTCTCTCCAACCGATTACTTGCCTTATAAATGCCTCGTAATTAGCAATACCAATAGCAGCCTTATGTGCTTCATAATACTTACTTACAGTAGTAATGACTTGTGATGGTGTAAGCAAACCGATATTTAGCATTGGTGAAATTGCAGAATGAAATAGGAAATTTCTTTCTTTTGAATCTATGCTATCTTCATATTTGCCAAAATCAGTAAGACGATTCTTACAAAAGTTTTCCAACCATAAGGCACTAGTTTTATGACATATTGGGAAATGGATTGATTCGGGAGTAATAGGTTGAGCAGGATTATGAATAGGTTCTAAATTATGTGGAAATATTTTATTTACATAAGCAATTGCTTCTATTATGTGTTCGCGCATTTTAGGATTGCTAGAATCATTTTGGGGGAGAGGAGGGACTTTTGTATCAAGAGGCATCATATTGCGATTTTCAGTATCATAAGTTTTAGATGTCGATAGAATATTGAGCCTTTCGCGTTGCCATTTATAGAAAGATGCATGATTATAACTTCTATCTCGGGTTGCTTTTGGTCTAGAATTATGATATGATGCTAAGTCATTAGTATTACATAAAAATAATGGTGTATCTAGATATGAAAGTTTATTTCCAAATATTTTAGAATATTTTTTTTCTAAAAATGTATCAATGGGATTAAACATGTATATATTAGAATGGCTTTTTATTTCTGTATAGCCTTTTGATGTGCATAATATTGGATAGTCTATATATTTAATAGTAATTTGTGGTTGTGTCTTGTTTTGTGTCTTTCTATCTAGCAATAAATAATTGTAATATTGCATGCTTGCACGATGATAAATTAATTTAAGTTTATTGAAATTTAGGGTATCATGTTTTTTTATTATATTATTTCTATTGCCAAAATACAGGGGTTCTTCAATTATGTAAATAATAGATATTGTTTTAGAATCATTATTATTTTTAATATTTTCCAAAGTATGTTCTAGAATTGATATATCAAATAAATGAATAGGTAAAATAACAAAACAAGAATTATTTTTTGATGTCATATTTATAATTTCTTATATTTATATGTTTATTAGGCTTATAATTTATTATGTTTATAAGATATTAAAATCTTATATATATATAAATATAAACATTGAAAAAAATAAAAGTAATAAACGAAATATAAAAGTAATAAACGAAATATAAAATTAATATTGAAATGAGTAATAATCCTGAAATGAATGCAAATACAAGAGTTGCTATGGATCTAAGTTTACAACATGAAATAAATCAACCACTGAATGTTGAATATAATAATAAACTGATTAGTTGTCTTTCTAAATATAAACCATGGGATAATTCAAGTGATTATAAAACTGTTATACATAATATTAATTATGCAAATTCTGTATTATCCACATATAAAGGGACTAAAACAGACAAACGTCTTATTGATTTTACGATTGATGATAACAAATATACAAACGTAGATTTATTTAATTTATATCTACAAGCAATTAATTTTAATTCTAAAACACAAACCGAAAAAACAATAGAAGGATTAAAAAAATATTTGAAAGAAGCAGAAACTGTTTCACGCTTTGGTACTGATAAAACACCAAAACCACAAACACCAATACCTGAATGGATGCAAACTTCATCTGCAAATATTAATAGTTCAGCATCAAAACAAGAAACACGCCCATCATCACGCACAGCAACACGCTCAGCATCAGGACCAACAACACGCTCAGCATCAGGACCAGCAAAAAACCAATTTCAACACCATATAAATGAATTCTTAATAAATGAACCACAACGTATTAGTGAGCTAAAACGTAATGTATTACAACCTTTAATAGAAAAACAAGAAAGTCTTGGATGTGGTAGACATGCACTTAATAATTTATTAGGTATGAAACTCTTTTCAAAAACACAAGGGTTTCCATTTGGTAAAATAAATGAAATTGATGAAAATATTGACTTAAGTAATTTTAGTTTACCAATAAACTTGCAAAACTTATGTAAATATATGTCAATTAAAGAACCTTCTTTATTTAATAATGATGTTCCATGCCCATATAATGAAAATTATTTATATTCAGTATTAATATATGCATTAAATTTAATAGGTTATAGTGTTGAAGAAGAATCAATTAATTATTATAAACAAACAAGTCCTGAATATCATACTATTAAAATACAACTAAAAGATGAAGATGATCCCAATTTTATTGGTTTTTTAGTTAATAAAGAAGCTTTTCATTGGATTTGTTATAGAAAACTTACTAATGGAAAATATATGAAGTTTGATTCTTTAAATCATATATCATCATCAGTTGAATTTGATGATATTACTAAAACTATAGGTGAGAATAAAATATATAAAGTCAAATTTACTGGTAAAGTTATAAATCGAGGAAAAATAGAAGATGAAGAATATAAAATTGAAGCATTAAAAGTTTCTAAAAAACACGATAATTCTAGAATTGCGTTTATTGACTTATTATATAATTATTCATATAATGAATCAAAATACATAACTTTTGAAGAAATTATAGCAATTATGAAAAAATATGATAGTATAAAAACTATAGAAGATAAAGAAAGATTTGTAAATCAATATGTGTTTTAAAAATTAAAATCTATGAAATTAAAATCTATGAAATTAAAATCTATGATAATTATAAAATAAAGAATGGAAACTAATAAACTATATAAAATATATAAAAATACAAAATTTAATATAATTATACTATGTATACTATGTATACTAATATTTTTTATTATATTTAGATTTTTAAAAGAAAACAATAATACTTTTACTTTTAATAAAACAAAAAAAGAATCATTTGATTGTACATTACATATAAATGATATAGACCCTAAACATATTGATAATTATATGAAATATGATAAAACAAGGGCAAGATGTGGTATATGTAATAATTCTATTTTACGTGTAAACATAAAATCAACATGTCCTACAGATGCATCAACCGGCAGTACATTAATAAATTGCAAACAACAAGGAAATATTACAAGTTCGTATGGAATACCAATTGTATTTAATAATGTTTTATCTCCTGATAATATAAATAATTTTTTTTGTCCATCAGCACAATTTACACTTACACCTACAACTACAACTACACCTACACCTACACCTACACCTACATCTATATCTTAATACATAATTATTTTCAATTATAAACTAATAGACTAGTAAATTAGTAAAATAAATAAAAATAAATAAAAATTGAAATAAATCCTTTTACACTTAAAGAAGAAACGAAGCCTTTAGAGATTACAGAAATGAATCCTTTAGAACTTACACCTGAAGAACTTAAAACATGTCTGTGCTTGTTTACTGGCGAATGTAGATGCAAAATCATATGTTCGCAACCTCGGGAACCATTACCGAATCAAAGTAGAATCTTTCGCACTAGCCAAGAAGTAAAAGAGAAGGAGGCAGCGATGAAGGCAGCGATGAAGAAAGCGATGAAGGCGAAAATACCAAGTACTTACAGACAAAGGAAACGAAAACCAAACCCAAAGTTAAACACTTTTGTCGAAACAGAAGCAGTAGCAGAAGCAGTAGCAGTAGCAGTAGAGCATACTGCAGTAGAGGATACTGCAGAAGAAGATGTTGTAAAAATCGATGGCTTTGAGTTTCTAAGTAGTATCATAAACTTTAAGTAATTACAAAATAAAAAATTTCATTTTTGTATATTTTTTTAATATGTTTATTATTGTCTTTTATTTCTTTTATTTTTTTAAAAATCTTATATAAATATAAGGTAATTATAAACCCAACCCATTATAAATAAATAAATACTTATTTATAAATATATATAAATATATAATGCCACCAAAGAAAAAAATAACTATTAAAAAAAAATATACAAAAGTAAATACAAAAGTAAATACAAAAGTAAATACAAAAGTAAATACAAAAGTAAATACAAAAGTAAATTCATCATTGTCAAATAATAAAAAAAATAAACCAGTTAAATCCAGAAAAAAAGAAAAGCCAAAAGAAAAGCCAAAAGATACATACAAAGAAACACATAAAGAAACACACAAATATACAAAATATTATCCATCTATATTAAATCCTAATTTTAGTCAAGAAATTGCAAAACATGAAGTATTTAAAAAATATAAGATTACACATAATCAAGAAAAACTAGATGCTCTATATAAATCATTCGAAACAAACAAATCTATAGATGATATTAATAATGCACAAAACTCGAGTGTATATATTTTAAAACCTACACAAAAATTGCTACGTAATTTCATGTCTCCTTATACACCATATAGAGGTCTATTAATATATCATGAAATGGGTGTTGGTAAAACATGTACTGCGATTACTATAGCAGAAGCACTTAAACCAATTATTAAAAATTCACAAACTAAAATTTATGTAATTCGACCAGATGAAATACAAAGACAAGTTTTTAATATAAACGTTATTAAAAATAAGACACCAATATTTCAATGCACAGGGGATACATATTTAAAAAGTGATAATCCAAATACACAAACAATATATGATAACTTAGTAATGAATTGTGATAAAACTGAAAAAAATAGTTCAAAATGTGATCAATTGAAAAATATGGTAGATAAAGAAATAAAGAAAGTATATGAATTTGCAGGTGCTAGAATGTGGGCATCTTTTGTTGATAAGCAAATTAAATCTAAAACCAAATCAATTGAAAAAAGTGATACAAATGCAATGGATATAAAACTTAGAAAAATAATTGGCAATTTATTTAATAATGCAGTTATAATTATAGATGAAGCGCACGATTTAAGAGATAGTGATGAAAATAAACCCAAAATTGTTCCACCTAAACTTGAACTTGTATTAAAATATTCTAGTAATTTAAGGCTTATTTTTCTTACAGCAACACCAATTTTTGATAAACCACAAGAAATTATAGGAATAATGAATTATTTTCTTTTAAATGACAAACGCAAAATAATGAATACAAATGATATATTTTATAAAGATGGTAATTTAAAACCAGATGGTCGTCGCATATTAGAAGAAAATACTCGTGGATATATTAGTTATTTGCGTGGAAATAATCCGTTTGAATTTCCAATTAGGCTTTCTGCAAAATATAATATACCCAAAGATATGTTTAATCTAAATAAATACCCAACAAAAGATTATCATGGTAAACGTATAAAGAAAGAAGACCGAATACATCATCTTGAATTAATAGACTGTCCTTTGAAAAAACATCAATTAGATATAATGAATTATCATATTAAATATAACACAATTAAAATTATAGATGAGGATGAGAATGATAATTATAATGACAATGATAATGAGAATGAGAATGATAATGATAATTTTGCAATTAATAATAGTGATAAGGATGATAAGGGTGTGAAATTAAATAAAAATATAGTATATGTAGATGCAGATAAAATTGATGCAGAAGAAATTGATGCAGAAACAATTGATGCAGAAGAAATTGATGATGACATAGTTAAACAAACTCATGCTGTAGCATTACAATTTGAGCATCAAATGAGCAATTTTGTATTTTTGTCATTAAAAGAATGTAATAAAAATGTAAAACTAGCTGTTGGAGGAAATGGTCTTAGTCAAGTTTCAACAAAAATACAAGGCAAATTAACATATGAATTTAATGACCCTGAATATGGAAAGCGTTTTAAATTACCAGAATTGCAAAATTGGGGTGCTAAAATAGCAAAAATTGTTGAAAGAACAATTGCAAGTAATGGTCCAGTATTTATTTATACAGAATTTATTTCTTCCGGTATTATACCATTAGCATTTGCACTTGAAATGAATGGGTTTACAAGATATAAACAACACGGAACACCATTATTAGAAAATCCACATAAATCACTTAAGAATCAAGGAGATTATATTATTTATACTGGTTCACAATCCTTATCTATGTTTGCAAAAGAATATTTAGATAAGAATAATGATATGATTAAAGAAAATACTGTTAAGGTTTTTATAGGAACAAAGAAAGTAAGTCATGGTATAAATTTATTTGGTTATAGAGAGGTTCATGTTCTAGACCCGTGGCATAATATTAATCTTACTGAGCAAAGTATTGGGAGAGTTATTAGAACAGGGAGTCATTTACATTTACCTCCGCAAGAAAGAAATGTAACTGTTTATCAATATGTATCAACAATTGGTGATATCGAATCTTTTGATATTAAAACTTATAAATTATGTGAAAAAAAGGCAATTAAAGCAGGTGTCATAGAAAAAATCTTAAAAGAAAATGCATTTGATTGCGAATTAAATAAATATGCAAATCTTTATGATAAGGATAAATATGGTAAAATGGTGCCAATGTTAACATCAAATGGTAATAAAATAAAAGTATCTCTTGCAGATGCCGAATATTCTCGAAGTTGTTTTTATATGAAAGATTGTAGTTTTAAATGTAATAATAATAATGATGATGATGATGATGATGATGATGACACAAAAGACAAAAACAAATATACAAAACAAGACAAAAACAAAGAAGGTTCAATGCCTATTTTAAGATTTAATTTTGAAAAAGAAGTTGAGGAATTTAAGAATCTTATAAAACAACTTATGCATTCATCATTCAATATTAAGATAGATAACTTAAGAGAATATTTACGTAAAAGTATACCCGATACCAAACGCGATACCACAGAATGGGATAATGAAGAAGCTTTTAATAGTGCGATTCAAGATATTATTAATAATGATATAATGATAACTGATAAGTTTGGACGAATGGGTAAAATAGTATTATCTAATGAATATTTGCGTTTTATACCAAATGGCAATTTAAGCCCAAATATGTCAATACAAAAACAATATACAAAACCGGCAACTAACCCTATTACACAAATTGATTTAAAAGGATATATAACAAGTTTAGATGATAACTTAAAAAAAATTATTGAATATGAAATACGAGATTATGATGAAATACTTTCTAAGTTAATTATTGATAAAAGTGAAAAAATATTTTACAATACAAATAAATTATATATAAAAGAATATACCTATAATGTTAAAATTAAATTAGAGGAAATTATTAATATTATTTTTAGTAAATTAACTTACACATTTAAACTACTTATTATTATGAATTTATTGGAGAAAAAAATAAAACATATTAAGTTAAATGCAAATGAAATTAAAATTGAGCCTGTTATTAATAAATTTATTATTTATATGAAAGATATTATTACTAATATTAAACATAAAGATGATAAAATTAATACTAAAAATAATGAAATATATGGATTTATAATTCAAAATGATCATAATTTAGAATTATTTCATTTAAATGATGATAATAAATTTGTAAAAACTATGGGTAATATTAAAAAAATTATTGAAAATATGAATATGCAAATGAATAAAACTCCTCCAGCTAAATTATATGGTTTTTTAATATATGATAAACATAATGCTCCACCAGTTTTTAAAATAATTGATAATATAACAAAAGGTGATAAGAAATCAGTAAGAGGTGAAACATGTATTACAAAATCATATCCAGAAACTAAAGATACTTTAAATAAACTTGATGATAAAATATTACGTTCAGGTAATATTATACATAATGGTAGAGTAGAGTTTTGTAATGATATTGAGGTATTATTAAGACGTAATGATGCAAATAAAAAAGATGGAAAAAAATGGTTTTATACTCCAGAAGAATATTTTATTTATTTTAATCGTGGTATTAAATCTAAATAATAAATCTAAATAATAAATCTAAATAATAAATCTAAATAATAAATATAAAAATTGATTTATATATATGTAATAATAATATATAAAATCAAATAATACAATTAATAAAATTAATACAATTAATAATATATAAAATGGAAAATAAACAAGCTAAGAAAGAAACAGATAAGAAAGCAACAGATAAGAAAGAAACAGATAAGAAAGCAAATAGTATATTAAATGATGACCTTTATAAAACTGTTCTTCAAGATGAATATATTTATTTATCTCCAACAAATTTAAATTTTAAGATTGATGATATTATTTTAGAAAAACTAAAAAAAAAAGTAGAGGGTAAATGTTTAAAAATTGGTTATATAATGCCAAATACAGTTTCAATACAAACGCGTTCTTTAGGAATGATTAATAATGCAAGTTTTGATGGTATGACAACATATAAAATAAAGTATACTTGTGAAGTATGCAATCCTGTTATTGGTCAAGTATTACATTGTAAAGTTGGTAGTATTGATAAATCGCAAGTTATTTGTTATATTAATGATATACATGATATCTCACCTATTGAAATATATTTATTTAAACAACATCATGTTAATAATACTGAATTTGCATCATTAAAAGAAAATGATATTGTATCTGTAAAAATAGGTGGTAGTAAATGGGAATATAAAGATACCCAAATTACATCTATTGCTCAATTAATTTCTATTGTATAATCCATAATCTATAATGGTTTTGGATATTCCATTGTTTCAATTGTTTTTCATATATTTTTCATATATTTTTCATATATTTTTCATATATTTTTTCATATATTTTTCATATATTTTTTATAAATTTCTTAATTTTAAAATTATATTATATAAAAATTTATGTTGTCCATCACTACTATCTGGTATTTTTCTTGCAAATCTATATGGGTTTTTAATTACTAATTCTAGAATCTTATTATCTATATATGATTGTTTGCTAACAGTTGGTGTATTATTTAGTTTGCTAGATACATGTTCGCTACATTCTGTAATAATTTTATTCACTTCAATTTTAGTCATTCTAGGTTTAAGAATATCACCTTTATTAAATAAATCTCTCAAATGAGAAAGCATATGGTAATTACCATACCATGTTCTAAACATTTTAGGTGTTATCTCTGCATTATATTTTTCTTGAAAATATGAATGAATATGTTCTGGTGTTATTAGTTGTTTATTACCATCATGCATATATTTGAATAAAAACCCATCTGGTGTTGCATGTTGTATTAATATTTTCAATAGTTTTGCTATACTTGAATTATCATCACTATATCTATTTACAATTCCTTTTTTACCAATAAACTCAATTGTAAACTTGTTTGTATTTAATGCGTTTTTATTTGATGTACTCCATTTTATATGTTCTTTTTTTAATGTTGTAATACCATATGAATTATTATCATTTGCATATTTTTCATTACCAATACGAAAATGATATGTCCTAAGCATATAGATTATTATAGATATATAATCATTTGGTAAATCCCATTTATCATATGGTTTAGATACTAATGTTTTAATTGCAGTTTCATTATCAGTTTCAATTTGTATAATTTTCTTACCCAAATCAACTATAAAATCATATTTACGGTCATTACGTTTTTTAGTATATTTATGATTATAAACATATTGTCTCCTTCCTTTTGCATCAGTTCCAATTGCCTGTATTTTATTATTAGGTGATTTTGCAACTACAATATCTTTATATGCGGGTGGTATATAAATAGATTCTAAACGCTTTACAAGCTCTTTATCTGTTGCAATTTTATTATCTACTAAATGAAAGCGTTTTGATTGTTTTGTTGTTTTATCTTTCTTTGTTGTTTTTTTTGTAGGTTGTATTTTTTTTGATTGTATTTTATGTAATTGTATATTATGTTTACTTTTAGATTTGCGTTCCCCAATACGTTTATATGTCCAAAACTGTCTTTTATTATAATTGGCATCTCCATCTTTTGTATCTAGCTTCTCCATTTTTTGATTCTTAATTTAGAATACTAGACTAGATTTAGAATACTAGACTAGATTTATAATTCTAGATTTATTACTACTATATTAAGTATAGATAAAAAAATATAGCTAGCCTATCTAGCCTATCTATCCTATTCAATACTTTCGGGGCATCGACATTGATATTTAGTGTAAACTCTTTCTTCACGAGTTAAAAATTCATTTCTACACTTTTTTTCATATCTATTCAAATAGAACTTACGAGCTAAATAGATATTCATATACTTGCAATGGCATGATTCCTTTATATATTCTATATTACAATGATTGCATCTTGGAACAAAAGTATATCTATTTGCATCATGTGCTAATCTTTGTGTAAATATTTGGTATAAACATTCTAAATGTACATGTGCATTGCAAGGTTGAACATACGAATCTCTAATATGATGACGTCCTGTAAAACATGGTGAATATACATTTTCACCATTATCAAAAGTTCCAAGACATATAATGCATTTTTCCATTCTATCAGGATTCAACTCAGGATTCAACGCAGGATTCAACTCAGTATCATACTTAATTAAAGTAGATGGAGGCATAATATAACTAATATCTATTGTCCAACCGTTTTCTGTAAATTTGCGAATACGGTGT